AAATCGAACTTGATCTCCTGTTTTATATACTTCTTCCAACTGGTGGAAGACCGGTGTCAGATTGAAAAAACCATCAAAGGCTCTTTCGATTTCTGCGATTGGGTTGTGTGTGTATTTAGTTAGTTTCATAGTAAAATTATTTATAACACTGATTGTAGAATCTACTGAGTATCCTCAGGATTTTTTACAGCCCTTTTCTTCGCCCTCTCAACTTCGGAAAGAGTAAAGAGTAGAGGGTCTTGCTTATATCCTTTTACTAAGAGATACTCTGCGCTCTCTGTCTTAAATTTTAGGTTAGTATTTTTTACGTACTTAACCACGTCCTTTTTACGGAAGAAAAACATATTCTTACTTACTGGTAGCCAACTCTGGCTCCTCTTCATCATCAAAGAGCTTAATCACTTCAGGTTCTTCACCAGTTCCTTGCTGAGGTTCCTGAATTGGCGGGTTGGGATTGTTAATATTCTCATATTGAGAAATAATACGCTCATCAAGTTCCACATCCGAAACACTAATTGAGCTCTTATCGAAAGTCCAATTATTTTTGTCCTTATCTTTTAGGAACTCCATAAAGATATATGGGAAAGATTGTACCTGAAGTTGCCCGGTCTGTTGATCAGGTTGAACATGAATAATTACAGGGTTAAAAAGTGTGAGAGAGTTTTTAGTCTCTGCTGACACCTTACCTACAACAGTTCGGCCAATGTGATCGACGATAGTCTTAATTTTTTTGTCTGCCATATTATTATTTTAGTTAAAAATGTAAAATTGCAACTACTGAAATCTCAAAGAATTTGCTATTTCATGTGCTTCGTTAAGAGCCTCTTTAGCTGGTTTGGAAAGATATGTAGATTTGTCTGAAGCATGATTTAAAGCTTCTCTCATAACAAAAATTGATCTTCGAATTTTTTCAATTTCCGGAGAATTAATAGCTCCGGATCCATTATCCTCACCTGTAATTACTTTTTTAATAATAGCCAAAGTTTCTAAAATACCCTGTATCTTGCCTCTTTTAAAAGCAGGGTGTGCTCTTCTAGTATTATCGTCTTCAGGTCTGTCTGTGTATCCACCGGGTTGTAATGCCATGAGTCTATTTATGTGAACAGGTCGAATAATTCAACTTGTACATTTTCAGCAGGTTTACGAATATTCCAACCTACACAATCGTAAAATCTTTCAATACCTTGAAACAAAATCTTTTCAAACATTTTGTCATAGTCAATCTTAAATGTATCCTTAAACTCTTTGGGGTAATCATACTTAAAACCAATACTATCTAACCCGTACTTGTTAGGTCGTTCTACATACATGTATCTAACTTTATCTCCTGAGCCAAGTGACTCGTATTTGTTACCTGTACCTAATTTATCTAAAAGCAAATTATAAAAATATGCTGACTTAACATGAATAGGCATACTTTTGACTGTTGTAAATTCATTACAAGCTACCGCATACTTTTCATAGCCTTTAACACCCATTACAAACGCTAGTTCTTCAGGTTTAAGTTCCTTAAAGATATCATATGTTTCATTAAGTACTTTATTTGTCTCTGTTAGAGACTGTGTACTTAACATTGTCTCAATAATCTTCTTAGCGTACGGTTTGATAGCATTAGGCATAGTTGTACGTACTACCTCAACCCCTGTGTACTTAAATTTATTTTCCTTAATGCCCTCATCATCCAATATATGCATCACGTATCTTTTCTTCTGCAAGAAGACACCTACATCAGCTATACACTCACGTTTAAATACAAATCGACTATCTTTCGATAAGAGGGATTTTTTTGCCCATTGATATACCCCTTTGTTTAAATAGTCTTCAATCTCTTGAATTTTATCATGCGTATCTCGATGCACATCATCCCCATCTAAAAAGTTCAAGCCCTTGCTAACAAGAGGAGTAATAGAAACATATGACGAATCCGTATCATTGTAAACAATACATTCTTCAAGTTCTTTATCAGAGATATCCGGTATCTCTTTTTTGATAAATTCCTTGATAAGCTCATTTGAATATTTAATAACCGCTTGACCGGTTAACGTAACTGAAGATGCAATATCATCATCGCCAATAGGAGCATTCTTATTACCCATATATCCGTAACATGAGTTAATGAGAATTTTTATAACCATTTGCGATGTATTAAGCCGTTCAACCTCATACTTTGCATCAATGTATTCCGGAGAATTCTTTTTAAGCTTCTTAAGTCTTGTTTTTGCCTTAAAGAGATCCTTTTTAATTATTACTCGCTGATTGTAATAATATTCTAAGAATTCAGGTATAATGCCCTTCTTCTTTTGCGTAAACAAAAAACCGGCTTTTGACAAAGCACACTCTTCCTCTTTAATAAACTTTGCAAACGCCGGTTTATCAAGTTCAAAGACTCTTCCACTGACATGTTGTATAGTTACCTTTTGATCAGTTGTTCTTTCTACTTTACCTACTTTCGTTTCCGGTGATGTATTGAGAGATATCATCACATTAGGATATAGTGAGTTCGCGTCAAAAGAAACAATATGATTTTTAAATCCGTTTTTTGGTTCAGCTACATAAGCACCAGGATTTTTACCTGTATCGGCATTCCGTAAAAATGTTGCAATAACCTCGCCTCTTTTTCTAGCTCTAATACAAAGAGCACCATTAATAACTTGAATGGTACCCATAGCGCCTTCTAAAGTTGTTAATCCAACATAAGATAACTTACGCAATAAAGGAACATATTGAAGTTTTTGTTCTAACCTAACTAGCAAGTTAACGTCTTGAATGTTGTAGTCAATAAAAGTATCCCAATCTTCATCAGACAACGTTGCGAGATTTGTATCACCGTAGTCAACTTTTCGCTGCCCAAGCTCTACCTCACCAATAGCATCCAGTTTATATGACTCGCGGAGCTTTAAACAAAACCGCTTATAAACATCTAAATAATCTAAACACGCAATACCATCTATATAGTATCTTTTAAGATCACGACCAAACTTACCCTTAACCGCTCTAAAATGTACACGTCCAAGTGGTGACAATCTATCAACATAATCTTGACCTAGTATTCGTTCGATTCTATTAATGATATAAGGTATATCAAAAAATTCTGAGTTCCAACCACTTAAAATATCAGGATAATCACTCTCTAGATATTCAATAAACCTAATAAACATTTCCCGTTCATCTTGACAATGAACATAATTTAAATCTGACCTACCTTTGCCTGTATAAGGCTTAATACCAAAGGTATGAAACTTTTTTGTAAAGTTGTCATAGCATGTTATAACATTTACAACATGCGTCGGGTCTTCAGGGTTCGGAAAAGAATCTGGTGAATAAGTCTCAATATCTAACAAGCACGTTTTAAGCGGTTGTGTACTAAATTCAGGTTCTTCATTTTGCTCCCAATACAAATCGAGTAAAAACTGCTGTGCCGGGGGCATATTTTCAAACACACGCTTAACATTTGACTCCCTTACAAATCGCGACCGGTCGTAGCTTGTATTAAATTTACGCTTTTTAACTTTTGTACCGTAAATAGACGTCTTGTCCCCTGCTCCGCTTTCAAGATAGAGATATGGTTCAAAGGAGCATTCATGCATTACACGCTTACCATCTTTATCCCAAGTAAACAGGTTAACGCAACGGTTTCTACCGTTATAAACAACATTCCTATATGACATCTACTATATTATAGTATATAGTAGTTCCTAATTCCATCTCTTTAAATGAACTCTTTCATCACTGCCCCATGGGGTATGGAGGCTTTCAGTATAAGCGCGAATATTTTCATCTTTCTCTAAAATACGTTTTTCACCAATACTTCTCAACTTACGAATATTGTTGTAATAAGAACTTTTATTTTTAAAAGCAAGAATGTTGTTAATCTTATCTTCAAACTCTTCTACTGTTGTGAATCTTAAACTACTCGGAGCAGAATTGTATGTTTCCATATCCTGACATAGACATGGAATTCCTAAAGTACATGCTTCAATAAATTTAATATCTGACTTTGATTTATTAAAGTCATTTACCTGCAGAGGTGCCACCATAAGTTGAGCATCTAGACTTGCGATTAGGTACGGGTACCTTATAAGTGTCTCCCATGGGTAAAATTCAATCTCTCTCTGTTGTACTAGATCTACTAACTGCGGAGGAAAGGCACCAACAAATACCCATTGGTACTTTTTAACAGTCTTTCTAATAAAGTCTCTTACATGAGACATATCGTCTTTACCACCTGTCTTATTATCAACATCGTAATGGGCTCCGGAGCCAGTGTATAAAATTCTTGGGCGTTGTTTGTGCTTTTTAAATGCCCGCTCTACTTTACGGGGGTTGTATAAATGCCCCATCCAAAAATTAGGAACAAAATTTGGTATAACAGTAATTTCCTTTTTACCTGTTTTTTCAGAATACAGCCTTTTCATAAATTCACAGGTTACTGTGACTTCATCAACCATATTAATAATATCAACACAGTTTTGACGAACTTCTTCTGTATCAAAGGCAAATTTAAATTTATTATAATCAGGTATTACTTCCTTAAACACCACATCATCAACTTCATAAATAATTTTAAAATCATGTTCTTGTTGTACTTGTTTAAGAAACTTAATAAACTCTTTTTGCTGCGAAGAAGCTTGTCGTTGAACCTTTACTGATTTAACCCCTGTATACCATCTCGGATCAACTACCATAGCTGTAGTCGACTGTGACATTCCTTCACCTCTTGCATTAATAACCGACTCCGGCCACAAAATACGCCAGTGACCACAACCAGAATAATCTGCTAAGTAATTAACATACCTAGGTAAAGACGCTTCTTTCGGTTTTAAATCTTGCGGTGGTGGAGACTTGGGCAGTTGTTTAGGAACACCTGGTAGACCAAATACTGGTGCAGTGAATGGTTGTGGAAATGGATTAGCGCCTAGCATCATTATATATAGTTTATCGTTCTGTATAATCTACCCTAGTCGTTATACCGTTTTCTTTCTCAAGATAGATTACATCACCTGTAACCGCTTTAATAGACTCTTTGCGGTGTGAAATTACTATGGAACATTCGTCTAGCTCTTCAACTCTATCTTGCAAGATACGTGTAATTAGTTCAATACCTTTTTCATCAAACGAAGAATCAAAAAGCTCATCATAAATTGCAATATTGTATTGTACACCACCCTGCAATCTTCTTATATCAGAAAATGTAAACAGGCATGCTAGGTCAATTGACTTGCGCTCTGCTCCAGAAAAGTTAAAATAGGAACAGACTTTATTTTTTTCGTTTAATATTTCTTCTTCAAAATATTCGTTAAAAATACAAATCGAATTAGAGTCTAGTCGCTTAAGATAGAGAAGTAATTTGCTGTTTAAAAGTTCCAATAGCTTATTTACAATGTATGACTTAACACCTTCTTCTGAAACAACGTACTTTACAATATCTAACTTAGCTAACTCACCTCTAAACTTTTTAACTTTCTTCTCAAGCTTATCTACACGTCTTTTCGTTTCGACAATTAACGTGTCGAAGTCTGTATCAGTAGATTCAATAGCTTCTAAATCACCCTTTAACTCTTCCTGCCACTTATCTAGCTGCTCAATTCGCTGTTCAATGTTCTTTTTATTTTGCTCTTGTAATCTTGCTTCAGATATTTTGTTCTGACACTGACTTATGGCCTTTATAAAACGATCCTTTCTTACTTTTAGTTCCTTTAGCCCTTCGGAATAGTTTTTAATGTCTTCTACAGCTTCATGAATCGCTTCTTTAAGTTTTTTCTTTTCTTTAGCTATTAACTCAGCATCATGCTCCTCCATATTACGAAGACATACTGGGCATTTTTCTTCATCTGTACCCATCTTTTGATATCTCTCTTTTCTGGTGGCAGCTAAAGCTTTGTTACGAGCAACAGCTTCTAAGTTAGTTTCAATTTTTATATCATGATCACAAACACCTTCTTCAAGGGAAGATATTTGCTTTTGAATTCTGCTAATATTTACTTCTTCAATCCCCTGTACTTCTTTTTCAAGCTTTTCTTTTTCTTCGGTATTATCTTTTTGACGGCCAAGGTACTTTTCTCTTTTCTCTTTTCTTGTTTGCAAGATTCGTTGTTTTTGGTCTTCGTAATTTTTATATGCTTTTTCAATTTCTTCTAATTTAGTTAACTGTGTATCATGCTCACGTGATATTTCGTTATACTCGTTCCTTAAAGCGGTTAACATGGTACTAAAAACCTCCATACCAAAGATATCTTCAATAAACTTTCGTTTTTCAATTTTATTTTTAGCCATAAATGGAACAGCATTATTTACCGTCATTATGACACAATTTTGAAAGATAGAAGGTGAAGCACTTAACACACGACTAATATACGCTGTAGTATTTTTAATACTGTCTCTTGTTCTATCAACACCGTCTTTAAAAATAAAAACTTTTGAGGGTGATAAGGTACGTATTATTTTGTAGTTGTTCTTACCTCGAGGTGAATCAAGTTCAAAGTCTAATTCAACATGCGTTTTACCGTTTGTGAGATTATTGGGTATAAGGTCCTTTTTAAGTTCGCGTAGCGTTTCACCGAATATAGCAAAATATAAAGCATCCGCTATTGTACTTTTACCAATAGCGTTTCTACGATCAGGCTTGTCCTTATTTTTACCTGTAATTACATGAAGACCCTTACTAAACTCTATTGTAACAGGGTCTTCTCCTACAGATAAAAAATTTACTATACTAAGCTTCTTAAAGTTTACTTTTTTCATATAAACCAAGAGTGTACTCTATTATCTCTTTTTTATTTTTAATTTCAAGGAGATTTACGAATTCTTCTATAGCTTGAGGTATATCAATCCCAGATAAATCTTCTTTATTTTCTGTATCGTCGAGTAGACGGTTAAAATTTATATCATAGTCAACAGTTAAAACTTCTGGCTTTAATAAAGTTAACTTCTTAAGTAAGATATCCATATCAGCTTGTGATATATTCATATCAACCTTTAAACGAGCAATATTACCAGCAAAACTATCTACTACTTCTTTCGTAATATCACCCTCTCTTACTAATTCACTAAGAGATATCTTTTTATATGAAGGTGATATATTATTAGGTGTAAAGTTATACTCTAAAGTATCAAAATCTAAAATATAATAACCTTTCTGATTACCGGAATCACCGAAATCCATCTGAAATGGATTACCCACATATAATATTGTTCCTTTACCAAACTTTTTTTCATGTCTGGTATGAAAGTGACCAGATATTATTAGTGAGCTTTTTTTAAGTAGATCTTTAACCTTAATCCCCTCTTCACAAACCTTATACGTATTCATCTTGAAAGTCTCTATCTCAAAATGACCGAAGATAACATCACTTTCAGGTACGTTTTTTATGTTTGTATTCCAAGGGCAGAAGGTAATAGTACGATCAAAAGCTTCAATCGTATCAAAAGTATCTAATATAGTGACATTTTGACGTTTTTTAAATATAGATAAGGAATTGACGTCTGTTCTATGCTTGTAATAAATGTCATGATTACCTGTGATAGCGATAATATTAAAATCACACAAAATATCTAATATATCTGCAGATATCTGCAGCGTATTAACTGATATCTCACTTCTGTTATGATGCCAATCACCACAAAAGATAATATCTTTGATATTTTTTCGCTTACACTCTTCTTTAAACCAATGAGCCCATTCTATAGCATAATTATGCCAAGCTGAACTGTTCGTATGGACGCCGAGGTGAAGATCTGAAAAAATAGCAACTCTAGGCTTATTAATCTTCAAAAGAATTTTCTTCGTCGGGTGGTTTTACATACACATGTCCGTGTGTATTATCCGGATTAGACATATAGTCCTCATATACACGCTCTCTATATTTTGTAACAGCTTCATGATGTTTCTTTTCCTTTTTTATTCTATTAATAAATGCATGATATGCAATAGTAGTAAAGTATGAGAAAGGATTAGTAGCCTTTTCAAAGTTAAACTTTTTATGTTTTAATGCTGAATACATTTTAATAAGTGCATCACCAATCATATCGTCTTTATACGTATAATTGATAAAGGATGCGTTATAGCTTAAACCATATGCTATTTTCTTAATGTTTTCAGCCAAATCATCTGTAAGAATATCTGTATCGTAGTACTTTTGTAGTGATTCTTTAAAGATCTTTGGCTCTATATAATATGGTTTCTTTTCTTTTTTCTTTTTTTCGGCCATTTGTTAAATTATAGTATAAAAAGTTTATTTTTCAACAATATTAGTTTCACTATACTTTATCTTCTCTATGTCGTAAATTTCTTTACGCTTTTCACAGTGTCTAATACCATATCTAAGTCTATCGCAAAGATCAAATATAATAAGCTTAGATTTTAGGTTATGCTTTCTCAAACCACGGCCAATTGATTGAACTGTACGTACAAACGACTTACCACCAGAGGCAAAAATAATATTATGTATATTCTTAATATTAACCCCGGTGGAAAAAATAGAACTCATTGCTACACATATAACGTCATTATCTTTCTCCATTATCCTCTTTATATCCTCACGTGTTTCTACTTCAACTTCACCTCTAATAAAGTAAATTTGCTTATCTTTACATTGAGTAAGGTATTCGGATAGATTTACCCCGTGAGAAATATGATTAACAAGTATAAGAGTGTTATTCTCGAGTTTAGAACATAGTTTAGTAATAAAATCATTTCTAAAATGACTCTCATATATGTAATCTAACTCTTCTCTGTAGTAATTATCACTATTATATGACGGCGGTATACGATAATCTAAATTTAAGATCTTAACGTTAACATTAGCGAGATAATCTTCTATTCTAAGTTCATAACTTGTCTTTTCGTATATAACAGGTCCTAATTTACCTATAATTGACCACTTATCTAAGTTATTCTCCGGGAGAGTACCAGTAAAGCCATACTTATTAGGTGTTCTTATTCTAGATACTATTTTACTAATCTTATTAGACGATTTTATCTTATGACACTCATCAACTATAAGTAGATCAATGTGCTTTAACCAGTCATTTTGTTCAAACCTACTCTGAACAATACCTATGTTACAAATAATAACGTTTGCAGTTAGGTCAGGCTTGATTTTACCTGTCCATTTAGTTATTTTAAAGGTAGTACCACAGTTTAAGAACTCGTCATACGTTTGAGTAACAAGTCCCAAGTCAGGAACCAATACTACACACTTAAATGTGTCTCTATCTTTACTATCTCTAAAGTAATTTTCAATTAAAGCTGCTGTTGTAAAGGTTTTACCAGCCCCGGTGCCCAAGACACAAGTACCGGTACCAAGTTTAAGGGCTTTTTTTACAACATCCTCTTGATACTCCCTTAAATCAAATGCAAACTCTTTATAAAGCTCTATATCTTTACCAACTTTAAGTACTTTTTGTAGTTTATCGGTTGTAGCTGTTTGTTCTTTACCTAAAAACTTCTTAATCTCCCAATATAAACCTATTTCACAAGCGCCGGCGGTGGTGATCGCGTATTTTCGTTGTGGTGCATATCGACCATACCGTCTACCAAAGCGCGCAGCATCATTTATAATACTAAAATGATGTCTTATACGATTAAACAAGTCTAAATCTTCTGTTTTTAGTAACAGCTTACGTGTAGACGGGTTGTAATCAAAAGTTAGCATTAATATTGCTCCATTTTATTCATATCGATAACATTTTTGATCTCCCAATGCATATTACTAAGAATTTTTTCGACCTTCTCAAGATATTCTATAATAGTATCTTGCTCTTTAATGTTATCGTTAAGTTTTGCAACAGATTCATACCTTTCAGCAGCTGATTCTGCAGAAGCTTGATTGATACGTACGGGAGAATCAGCAATTACCTTTTTAACCAAGTCTTTCTTAAGCTTACTCTTCTGTGCAAAGAGTTTATTGCGTTGTATTTTAGCTTCTATCAATCTTCCTACCCAAAAATGCTTACGAGACGGTAATCTTTGCTGTTGTTGCTTAATATTAAGGTCATTTAATACGAGATCTTCACCGATCTCTTTCATATACTTTTTTAGCAATTCCACAATACTATTATAAATATTAGTATGACGGAATCAAGTGGTAGATTTGAGCGATTATTTTTCAAAATAATAGAAGAAGAGATGACTGCTGGGGCTGGTGGTGCATTTGGGGATGGACCCTCTACACATGATATTAGTAGGTATGGTGAAGATAGTGCAATAGTGCCTAAAATGCTTGGAGCAGTACAAACACGTAAGGGACCGGTTAAGAAAAAAAGAAAAAATAAAAAAAAGAATTCTAATAAGGGAAAGAATTTATATTTAACAGGTGAAAACGAAGAAATACCTGAAGAGGATGCAGAAAAAGTCGATAAGGATCGTAGAGAGTGGTAGATTTAGGTCATTGGGAGGGGGTTCTAGAAGAAAGTACGGACCTACCTTATGGATTTATTTATAAGATAACAAATCTTACTAATGATAAGAAGTATATTGGTAAAAAACAGTGTAGGTCTATTAGAAAGAAGCCGCCATTAAAGGGTAAGAAAAATAAACGCCGGTATGAAATCGAAACTGACTGGAAAACGTATACATCTTCATCAAACCAGCTTAATGAGCATATAAGAGTACTCGGCAAGGGTAATTTTAAGTTTGAAATTCTGAGATGGTGTGATTCTAAATGGGAGTTGAGTTATCACGAAACTAAGCTACAATTTGAAGAAGAGGTATTGCTAAGAGATGACTACTACAATGGAATTATCAACGTCAGAATCGGAAGGCGTAAATGATACTGTACGTGGTTTCGAATTTATTAACCTGAACAAGTGTTTAGATAAGTCTTTTAACGAATATCTCCTTTATATTACTGAAAACGAGCTAAAATTGACTCGAAAAGAGAAGAATAAGCTTGGTATACACTTTATAATTAAAGAACTAATACATGTCTGTTCAAATACCGGTAATAAAAAGTGGTTTTATTACAAAACTAACGGCAATACTATTGAACATACCCTAGTTAAGCGTATCTTTAATGCATTACCTACTAACATTACTTACAGTGAAGAGTGTTTTGATACATTTTTAGAGGAACGAGACTATATGTCATTTAATAAGAAGGATACATCAGCTGTTTCTTTTTATAAGTTCAGACTTTTCCTTCGAAGGTATGAATTACAGCAAATTGAAGCGGAGTTTCTATCAAATATAAATATAAAACTCTCGTTACTTCCATAAATATATACATGAGTAAGTTTCTAAGACTGGTAGAAGAGAATCGACCGGCGAAAGATGAGTATACCGTGGAGTTAAGAGATGTTAACGGTAAGATAGTTGATTCCTTTACGCTGACCGGCGTGAGTAGTCCAATTGAAATCTTTGGTAGCTTTAAAGAGGAGTGGGTTCCGAAAATACCTGCCGAGGATTATGAAATTAAGTCCGGGGAAGCTGGTTATAACGTTGATAAGGAAGTTGCAAAAATGGCTCAAAGAGCAAAATCTGGAGTAGCCGGGATGGCAGGTAAAGTGCTTGGTACAAAAGCACAAAAAGCTAAAAAATTGATGAAAGATAGAGAGAATATAGTAGTAAAGGCTTTTGCCCTTTTTGATCAAGATACAAAAAATCTAAAACAAGCAGTACAGGATGCAGCTAAATCACCAACAACGTCGTAATATTATGAAAAAGACACTAAAGCTAATACAACAATATAAGAAAATTTATTTAGAGCAGGATGAAGTTGAGGAAGTCGATGTTGATGTTGATGTCGAAGCTGATGCTACTGATGTTGAGGACATTCCACCGGAGCCTACTGGTATTACACCTGAAGGTGAGGTGTATGTTGCTGATCTGTTAACTAATGCCTTTATATATGCGCCTAAAATGCAAGATATTAACATTGCTGCACAGGTAAATAAAGAATTTGGTAGAACACAACCTAGAAAGGTCATTGAAACGATTGAAAGATTGATCGAATTTTCAAATGAAGAGGTTGAACAAGAACTTGAAGACTTAGACGCACAATAACATGCAGTGGTCGTTAGAAGATATTTACAGAAAACAGGTACGTGGTAGGATTCCGCCGCGTAAACATCTAGACGTACTGGGAGAGGCAGTGGTAACTGTTAAATTTGATGATATTGAAGGGGAATATGTAACTCGAATAGAGGATGTATATGCAAGAAAGGTGTTAGGTTTTACTGCTGGTGCAAAAGCGAGGTTAGATGAAAAATTAGATAAGTGGATGCAGTTAGCGATGTGGAGTGAACATGGTCGCAGGGTTGGGATAGCGCAGATAAAAACTGCTTTATTAAATGTCTTTGATATGGAAGATCCAAAAGTGGTTCAAGGGGTTGCTTCTGAGATAAAATTCCTTATTGACGCTAAAAGCGCCGGGTCTCTTAAAACATTGACACCGTTTTTATTAGAAGGTGGTGAAGCAACTGGAGCTCTTAATTTATTTCAAGTATTTGATAGTGTTCCGGGTAACTTAAAGTACTTGACTAATAAAGATTTTTTATCTAGATTGTTTCAAGTTGATTTTAGTGAAGCTAAAGTAGCTGTCGGGCCAGGTGAGGTTGCTTTAACTTTATATTCTGAAGCTTATAATCCTGAGAAAGGTGATTTGACGATTAACGAGATCGGTGAAATAGAAATGAAGGGATCAGCTGGTAGAGTTGGTAAAGGTACTGAGGCTGTTGAAGTTGATAAAAAATATATACAGCCGGCTACAGGTGCCGCGAGACTTAAGGAGGAGAAAGTAGAAATGCTGGATAGTGTTAGGGAGAGGATTAAGGGTCAACAACAACAGCTACAAAAAATCGCACAGTTGTTACCTCCACAAAGAATTGGTTATAAGGCAATACAAGGGTTATTAAAAATTGCTGATTCAAAGGGATTGAAGGTGCTAGATGACGAGGATGTTTATATGAGACTTCGAACACCTGCTAATAGTAAAAAGAGTATACAAAATATTATAGTACATTTAGAATCACAAGAGGAAAATACTAACGATATAGACCAACTAAGCAGTGTTTTGGAAGAAATTGCAGAAAGTATACAAAATATATACAA